ATCAGTCTCTTCCTTGAATGCTTTGATTCCACCTGATGGTACATCAAGTGGAATGATGGCAAATGAACGCGCCGACGTATTTCCGGTTGTTGTGTACACCCCCTGTGGATTGAGTATCAGTTTTCGAGCATCAGTTGTCAACGGTGTTCGAAACTCTTCAACATCAAGCCATACATAATCATTCATTTCGAGACTTACAATGTTGCTTGACACCACGTAGGCATTTGCAGTTGGGAAAAGCCCGGCGTACACAGGATTCGATGCAATTGGGTTCGATGCAATTGTTCCCAGAGGAATACCAAGAATGTCTGCAATTTCTTGCGTCTGTGTCGTCACCGATGTCAAGTTTCCTGTAAATATGAAACGTCCTTCGGCATCCAGATATGTCATCATTACATTCGAAGCTTGTTCCGAGTTGTTGAATGTATCAACAATTGAACATACCGAATAAAATCCAGGGTTGAATGAAACATTTGAAGTTGCCGAAAAGTTAAGAACGTTTGATCCGTTCGTCAAGTTGTACACGGTGTTTGGTATTTTTGCAGACACGAGGTCGATGCGCTCCACGTTGTGCATAGGTGTTTGAAGAAACAGCGTGTATGAATTTCCGGATGGAAACTGCGTCACGTCCCGCTGTCGCGAGTCGACGTACAAGATTGTCTCCATCTTCTAGTTAAAACGGAGATTAAAAGAAACAATAGAAAAGATGCAGTACTGGATCGACCGAGTTCGCATCCACGAGGGTCCAACTGACGTGACTGTCGTACCTGTAAGTTTTGTAACGGCAAATTTAATTCATCACGACCAACTTAACCGTCTTGTAGCTCCAGAAGATCAGATTGTGGATATAGTTGAGTGTGCCAGTAAAGACTGGGTGTTTGTTCTCAAAGCTGGAGATGTCCTACCCGTACAAATCATTGCATCCATTCAGACGACACTCGAAAACTCCAAGTTTGATGCTATGATGTTTCCAGTGGTTTACCGCGGCTTTCCAGTTTTCGAGAAGCGCTTTTACAAAAAGAATGGCTCTGGTGAGAACGTGCAGCAAGCGAATATGCCTATTTTCAACCTAAACCGTCCACCCGAAGATACATCATGAAGGAACACGTCAAGTCGATTGCAGGGCGAGTATGGCGATCACTCGGTCCTGGATATTCTGAACGCGTCTACCACAATGCCATGGAGGTTGGACTGCGTCAACTGAGCATCCCATACCAAACTGAACGAATCGTTCCAATTGTGTTTGATGACCACGCAATTGGAAACATTCGAGCAGACTTGATTATTGATTCGCGTATTATCGTTGAACTGAAATCGGTCAAAACCCTAAAAGACGAACATCGGGTCCAGACACGCATGTACATGCGTCTTCTCGGACTCTCCGAGGGTGTACTCATCAACTTTCCAAATTCAGGGAACGAACTTGAGGTGGAGGAGATTTAAATTTGGGTTGGGAGTTTCAGCATGTGGCTACATACTCCCATCCAAGGTCAGCGGTAATTTTCTTCCAAATGACATCGTGACGATACAATTTATCTTTGGATTTCAATAGTGGAAAGCACGGCAGGTATTGATCTTCGCCCAGTAATTCACAAAACTTGTACAACACGTAACTGTAACTCAAAAAGTTTTTACGGTTCTCCGGACAATGTTTCTCAAATGGTTTCTGAATTTGACCAAACATGAGTCGAAGTCTGTCTTCCAAGGCTTGAGGCATGGTTGGAGGTCGAACCCCGTTGAGAATCGTTGTGATATAGGGTGCATGTTCATAATATTTATTCATGTGAATCTTCTTCAGCATTTCACGAACCTTGCGATGAGTCAAGTCTGACTTGTCTTTGATACGTTGCTTTTTCACTTCATTTTGCAGTTGTTCAATCAGTTCTTTTGGAACACTTGTCGATTCCTTTGCCTGAAACTGATTCACCCACTCATTGAAATGATTCTCACGCCGATATGAATATACAACGTGACGTTCCATATCCTGTTCCTCCTTGAAACCCACCTCTTGACATTGAACGTAATCTGTCATTCCACATTTTGTACAAATCATATCGCTCGAATTCTCATCGTGTATGTGATCATGTGAACCACATCCTTTACACTTGGGCATGTACCCGGGGTTTTTCTTTTGCATCGGTTTCAGATGAGTCCCTTCAACATTCATCATATATTTTTCATATACATCCTTCTTCTTTCCTTCGGCGCTCTCAAACTCCATCAATAAAGGAATACATTCAGCCATGTAGTTGTACATTTCTTGTTCCGCCCCGGCTTCCCCTTTATGTATTCGTTTTTGAAACTCGGTGAGTCTTTCTTGATAGCGTCCTTCCATGATATTAATTATGTCACTTTCTTTTAGTTAATGGACATTATTCTGAATGTCATCACTGGAATCAGACCGAAAAATTTTCAGGTTCATCAAATGTTTAAACAACAAGGGGATGAACTAATACCGGTTTACAAACTCAAACCAGGAGAACACGGACACGTTGATTACTACTTTGGGGGTAAGTTGTACACGCATCTCGGGACATGGCCTATACGGAACGCAGTGCCAAAGTTCTCCGTCCCAGTGCACACTGCTTTATTTTTTGACAATGAAGGGTCGCAGCCAGTGGTGTGCACGGATGTCGTCAAGCGACATTCGGGTCCTACACAATCACCCGTTTCATTTGACGTCTATGCACCTCGTCCACATTTCAGCATTTCATTCCATGGAGGATTACGCATCTCAATTGGAATCAAGTGGGTCCTCAAAAAAAAGGTGCAAGGAAAACTCCACGTTCAGGATGTACTCGGTCATGTAAGTGTTCACTCCGCCTTGGGTGCCAAGTAAAACTTGAGCTCACCCAGATTTGCCACCGTGTATCGAAACACAATGGGCATGTTTTCTTCATCCGCGTGTTGCAATAGCTGGACACTCGCACAAAGACTCGTCGCCCGTGTAAACATTGTAATGTACTTGAGCGAAAATATATTTCCGAGTGGCTTTTTACTTCCGGGCTCTACACACTCGATGACCGTCTTTTGATTTGCAAACCCACCTTCGCACTCGAGCTCAAGCGCGTGCTCCGTGCGCGTGATCCGAATATCATTCGCCAAGTTATTCATGTCACGCGTGACACGCTGAAAGTCGACGCTCGGAATTGTCGTGAGAATATTCATCTCAATTTCCGGAACGGACAACATGTCATCATTAATGTCAAGCAGCTTAAACTCGAATGACGTTGATGACTTTTTGGCTGCACTCTCGACGTGAATGTGGAGCAAGTAGTTGTCGTCGATACGCATGCTCAGTGTGTCAGTGTTGGTCACAGACTTGAGCAACTTGTATGTGTTTGACACGTTGAGTCCTGCTGTATGTTCTTGCTCGCAGTGATACTCTTCAAAGTTTTCAGCTGGCATCACGAGATGTACCAGCGTCACCCGCGCAGTATCAAGAGTCACAATCGACAGTCCCTCTGGTCGAAAAATGAGATTTACGTCGTTGATGATATCCTTGAGGACTTCAAAAACTGTACGAAATGCACTCGCCTGAATCGTCTTGAAACGAACCATAATAAACTAGAGTGGGTTTGCTTTATTTCATTCCCTTTTGATAGGCATCCATCACTTTTCTGTTCACTCTTTCCTCGAGTTCACGTGTCATCGGAGGCGCCAGAGGTGCATTGAAGTTGTCAATGTCAAAGTAGTCTCCGGCGTCGTTGCCGTCCGTGTCATCCAGACTGGATACGGCGAGCCCCGACTGATCAAACTCTTCTACGCGCTCCTCTGGCTTCATTGACTCGATCCATTTACGGACGTCATTCCCTACGAGCAACTTGCCGTCATTGGTTACGAGTGTGGGTACACGAGTGATTTGTCTGGATGGGACACCGTGGGTTGAAACGTTGTGGACCCGTATGACATGAACGAGAGATGGATTTTCACGAATTTCCTGAAGAACCTGTGCACAATAAGGACACTTGTCACTATAGACCAGGGTGGCCATTACTATTAGTAACTTTTTGTACTCAGGGGGGAGACGCGCCCCTTTTTTCTCGATTACTACTAATATGAAGGACATTGTAGTATTTATCCTGCTGGCAATTTTGGGATTTTTGTTATGGAATCGCGGTATGGTTATGCGAGGGGAAGGATTTACTGATGTCAGTGACAAGGTTTCGGTGAACCCAGCTACGATTCAAACCATCATCAATGCAATTCAGGCTAAAAACCCCGATGTTTACCCAGTCCAAACAATATACATCAACCCGATGGAGGGTGACAAGGGATCCTCAATATTCAACGCGAGAATAATGTTCATCAATACCCGTGGGTACTTTGGTGTCCAGTATGACATCAAGGCTGATGCTGACGGCAACATACTGGAAATGTCAGAGCAGCCCCAGCCTGGTATAGGCGCCGCTGATGTGTTTGAGCCTTTTGGTGGCGGCGACTCGTACACGACGTTTGAGGATACCCAGGTTGCGCTGGACAAACAGTTTGGTGAGCTCAAAACACAGGTTCCAGGGTTTCAGTCCAAATTGGACACGTGGTTGGAGCAGATGCGCCAGTCGACAATGGCAAACGCAGCCACATCTGCGTGGACTGGGGCAGTCTAAAATGTAATTTACTTTTAGGAAATGATATCGGCTCAGGAACTCGCTGATAAAGACAAGAAGAGGCTTGAGGTCCGAAAGACGACGTACAAAGCAATTCTCGAACAGCTCTGTCGCAAAATCAAATCTGCGTCAGAACTTGGAGAACGTTCCGTATTTTTGACAATTCCAATGTTTTTGATAGGATATCCTGCGTATGACATTGAAAAGGCGACAGATTACATTCAGCGTCAGCTTGACCGACTCGGATACAAGGTTATCAAGGTGGCACAGGGCACTTTGGGCGTCAGTTGGGGAGACACAAAGCCAAAAGGTCCAGTGATTATCGATCACTCTGCTGAAGAGACGACGAGGAACATATCATTGCCATCACTGGCAAACCTTCAAAAAACAGCTGCGAAATTGCGTGGAAAGAAATAACTTGAGTAACATCAATGGACTCGACAGCCATCCTTGTCGAGGCGGAACGCAAATTTATGATCAAGCTGTGCAATGCTATGACCCCAGTGATGATTGATTCGTTTTACGAGTTGTACAAAAAGTCTATTGAAATTTCAAAGGGTCGCCAGACATTGATTCGCTATCAAACATTTCTTCAGGAGGTTCAGCACTGGAACAACACCATGGTCAAGCAGCACACTGATACCATCATCAAGTCGTGCTCCATGTTTCCAAACTTGTTGGCGGCAGTGTTTGTCATCTCCGTGAAAATCATGTCCGCGGTGCGTATTTCGTCAGATTCCAAGAAGATTAACATCAAGCTGCCATCGAATGACGTGTTTGTGCATTCATGCTACATCGCAGCCGCAAAGAGTCTGTACGAGGATCCGTATGTTGTTGTTGATAAGATGACTGATCAGGAGCGTCGATCAAAGATGACTTCTCGTTTCAGCGACCTCATAAAGGAGGTGATTGATGATTTCATTCCAGTTCAGCAGATTCTTGACACGTACATTCCCAACTTTACAGGTGAGCTTGACATGTCTGGTGGTATAGCAGAAGACCCAGCCGACCCTGAAATGGCAGAGGATGAGCCCATGCAGGTTGCAACACCCCTTCCAAATACAGAGCCAATGGAGGAGGGAACGCCCGCAGCGCCCGCAGCGCCCGCACCCGAAGGCACGCCAATGGAGGAGGGAACGCCCGCAGCTGAGAACACACCAATGCCAGACGACGTCAAACAAGTTCCTGTGAAGATGCACCACGAGACGTTGTTTGACGACGCTCCTGACAAGTAATTTTCGTAATGTACAGTAGATGGATCATCATTTCCGTGACCCTATGAGCGCAGCTGCAATTGCAGCTGTAGCAACGATCGCCTATGTGTACATTCGTTCGTCAATGAACAATGAAAAGGCGCTCCCAAACTCTGCATATTTTAAACCAGCGTTCCTCGTCGGTCTTCTCGTGTACATTATCGTTCATCAGGGGAATGCTCATCAAGAGACAATAGCGACGACACCATATTAGTTTCTTGATTAAATATAAATGCCAAAAAAGAAATTAAACTTGCGTCGGGTTGTATTAAGTCACGAGGCTATGAAAACTGTAACAGATCCCCCACCCGAAGTTAAGGCTGCGATGCGGAAAGCGGCAAACTATATCTCAGCTGAAATGGTCAAAAACATGGCGGTTATGTCAAACAAAAACGCACCGGCACATAAAAAAGGTCCTGGACCAAAAACCGTAACAATGCAACGCAAGGGGCGTTTCGTTGTGACAGGAACTACTTAAAGTATAGAACGTACATTACTTCAATGGCGACCACGACGAATGCCTTCAATGATATGATGCAGCAGTTTCTCGACGAGCTTGTTCTCACCTTTCCCAATGAGAAGAAGCTGACCAAGTTTCAGAATTCCTTTGCCATTTTGCGCAAGGCGAATGCGAAAAAGCCTCTGAAGGAGTTTATGGAGAATGTAGGTCCTTATGCAAACCATTTGATGCAGAAGGATGAGGAGTTTTTCAAGACGCACGCGTCTGAGGTGCCGTTTCTGGATGACCTGGATATTCCTCGTCTGTGGACCGATGATCTGTCTGAGACGACCAAGAATGCCATCTGGCAGTACCTGCAGACGTTGTACATTCTGGGCACGACAATCTCAGCTCTTCCAGCAGACACTCTGAACATGATCGAGTCTGTGGCTCAGAAGTGCGCATCGCAACTGCAGGACACGGCAACCGCCCCAGATGGTACAATTGACGAGGAGGCGCTGATGAATAGCATGAACGGTCTCATGTCATCACTGCTCAAGGGTGGCAAGGGACCTCTTATTTGAGCCCAACGGACTTGTCCGCAAAAAATCTCCATGTAAAATAGAAGACGATGATTGATCTACGTGATTTAATTGCAAAAGATAAACTTCTCGATTTTTGGCCAACTGCTCGTCAGACGGCTGAAGAAAGAGTCCTTGCAACAACCCGCTTTATATTGTATGCTATAGTGCTCGTATATATTATTCGTCGTGACGCTCGCGTCGTTGCTCTCGGAGTTCTTGTACTTGCTGCTCTTTATGTACTTTACGGTATGAACATGATACCAGACGGTAAACGTGTCGTTATGGCTGGTCCTAAAGCAGTGAGTGGACTGCGCATGCCTACACGCGACAATCCCATGGCAAACTTTATGTTGGGCGACGACCCGAGTTTTAATCAGCAGGCGCCTTGGTATCCAAGCATGAAGAAGGAGGTGCAGCAGGAATGGATGTCCATCCACCCATTCGAACGTAAACGTGATGCAGAGCGTAATTTCTACACGACAGCCGCGTCAACCTGGCCAAACGACCAGGCTGCGTTCACAAATGCAGCATTTGGTAAGCCATTTGCACCAACGTGCCGTGACGATCCTGCATCATGCAATCCAGATGGACCATATGCCCGTGGTCCAGAGCCAATCCAGTTGCGTGGTGGCAATGGTCGTTAAGGTGCGACGCCCGTTGGACTAATAAAAATCTCCATCACAATTAATAATGCCGAGCAGTATACTTCAGCCCGGACTTCTCATGGTTGAAGAGGGTATATATTACGGTCCCAAAAACACAAACTATGAGGTGATGGTGATGACGGATGACGCCCTCCGTTCCCAGACGACATCTCGCAACAACAAGTACTATGCTGACAAGCCATACGACTTTCCAGACTTGTACATTGTCGATCCAGTAAACAAGTTTTTGTCATGGGATCCGACAAGTACGTATTCTATGTATCAGTCAATGTCATACGCTAAGCGCTATCCAACTGATAAGTAGGTCCGTTGGATAAAAAATAAAGAGTAAATAATAGATGGATCCCTTCAGCCTTGCCGCCGTTGTAGGATTGGTTTTCGCCGGAAAGAAAATCAGCGACGCCAAGGAAGATCAGGCTGTGCAGGCAACTATGCCTTCTGCAGTCCCAGCACCAGACCAAGTTTCAAAGTTTGACCTTGTCCAATACAAGTTTGCCCAACAGGATTTCCCCCTTGATCCTCTGAACACGCAGCCAAATTCAGGGCGTGGTTTCTCAGGCGGATTCCGTCTGCCACCCAAGGATGCCATTCCCAGCTTATCTGACACTGTACCAAACGGATCTCGTTTTCCGTTTGGTCAGCCAGTGTACACAACGGATGGAAGCCGTGAGCCAGTGACGAACAAAATGAACAATGTAACGCCCGCAGACAAAGTGTACGTCGGACGTGGTCTCGGTCTCGCGCCAGACGTTCCCGCATCAGGTGGTTTTCAGCAGTTCTTCCGCATCATGCCAAACAACATGAACGAGGAGCGTCTAACCAACCTGCCAGGCACGTGGGGCGGTCCAGCCAACCCAGTCATCAAGAATGGAGGCTCGACTTTTGGTATGATTTCTCATCCTGCAAAGGCGTCAAAGACTGCCACCCACGATCCCATTCAGAGCAGAGGACAAGGACAGGGTGGTGCCATCACGGCACCAGAGGGTCGTCCGGATTTCCAAAGAACACGTCGTACAACGAATCGCCAGGAGACTGGTTTGCGTAAGGATGGTCTCGAAATGGGAGCTGCGCAGTACATGGTGTACGAGGGATACGGATCTGCCTACGACGATCCAATGCGCTGGTCAAATAATCGCATCAATCCTGATCGTGCCGGTAATGGTGGTCGTATGAATGTTCGCGCAGACCCTGTTGGTGCTGTCGGTGCAAATACAACCACGCGCCTCGAGGCTGGTGCTCTCCCGGTTCGTCCCGCCGACGGAACTCGTGGTGGAACTACAGGTTCTCGTTACGTTCGTCCACAGTATGACAGACTTAATGTGTTCAAGGGGCAGACGGATTTCCGTTCAACGACAAATAATCTGGGTCTGGCGTCCAAGGTGCTCAACAACAACCCTTTTGCACATACATTTTCAGCCAAGGCGGAGACTGGCACGCCACTCGTCCAACCCGTGAATTAAGTTTATCACGTAACACTAAAAGATGCAAATTTGGAAGTGGCTTCTTCTCCTCGGTCTTTTGTTTTTGATTACATATCAGCCATCTCGGGGCGGGGGAAACCTAGTAAATTATTTTATTCACGGAAAAGTAGGAGGGAATGAATTCCCCGAGCGAGCAACCATGTCGGGAGAGGCACAAAAGTATAGCGATTCCAGTGACGACGATAAACAATAAGCAGTATATGCTTATTGTTCACGATCGTCGATACCAGGAGTGGACATTTGTCACCGGTGGGTGCAGACGACGTGAGGTGATCAATCCGTTGCGTTGTGCCGTTAGAGAACTCGAAGAAGAGACACGTGGAACCATCAACTTAAAACGTGGTTCGTATTCGTATTTCCAGTTTGCAACCAAGTACAAGGGACCAGGTGACTCAGAAGCGGACATTGAGGATGATGTGACGAGTATATATCATGTATATGTCATTGATCTCCCGATGACTGCACATGAGCACACGTACATCATTCGCCGTTTCAACGAGGAAAAGTCAAAGATGGAAAATCATCAAACATATTTTCGTAAAAACTATGACGAAAACGATGGAGTTGAATTTGATACACTCGAAGGCATCACAGCGCGTGAAAACCTATGGGATATGATACGTACACACGTTATTTCAAACCCAGATTTTCACGCAGCTCTTTCCTCATCCCAACGCGACTCTTTTTATTTTAGGTCGTAATAGTAATGCCTAATAACGCAGCAGCCTTGGAAAAGAAATTGGCTAATTTCTTTGCAAATCAACAAAAACGTGAAATCGCACGAGTTCAACGGGCATTGGTCAATAAAATAAACAAAGCAGTAGGTGTTAAGTATCTTGTCCAAAGCCCAAATGGAACACTTATGTATGCTACACGTACATCAGGCAAGAACAAGAACAACGTTAAAAAAGTATTAAAATATTAAGTGCTGCGATGAATTTCTACTGATAAAATGTTCAAGAGTATAAGAACATGACCAAGTCAAAGCGTATGTTTGCTGAGCTCCTCGTCCAGGCACAGGGTCACGGCGATGCAGAAGAAATTGCAAAAACCATGTCGCTCGTCGATATCATCTACGAAATGAAAAAGGTGGAAGAGGAGGCGAAGAAAAAGGCAGAGCCCGAGCCCGAGCCGGAGAAGAAGGCGGAGCCTTCTTCGACAGAGGCAGAGGAGCCAGAGCCAATTGTCGTCACAAAAATTAAAGACTTTTGGAGTCGTCTGACTCACGATTCTGATTCAGACTAAAATTCTTTGAATAGTGTAATGAAGAATTGTCGTAAAGCCGGACCGAAAAACAAGAGTTGCGTCCGAGCTTCAAACAAAAAGGTGTTCAGCTTGCCTCGAAAGTTTTCAAAAGTTCGTTGTCTCACTGGTCCTATTAAAGGGTTTACAATGCGGGCAAGTTGCGCACCGTATAAAAACAAAAAGCTCTAGGTAACCATGGAGAAATGGCGAACAGACAAGGGTCCAGGAACCCACGTCCTGATGGATGGTGGAATTCTTCAAGTTCCGTTTGAACAACTTGAAGAATTTTACACAGAATGTGTGCACGCAATTCGCACTGGAACAAAACTGTACGTTGTTGAGCAAAAAACGAACGTTTTCAAGTTTTTCGTCGATCTCGATTACAAGGGATCAGAAGCGCTTCCGGATGAATCCATCCTAGAACTCGTCCGTTTGATGCACTCTGTCGTACAAAAAGGACGGTGTTGTATTGCACGCGCAACGCCTCGAAATGTGGACAGTCTCGTAAAAACGGGTGTACATGTTCACTGGCCGGACATTTACGTAACTCGATCGGAAGCACTTGCTTTACGGACGCGAATTCTGCTCGAATTACCTGATGATCCTGAATGGAGTCAACGTATCGACGCGAGTGTCTATGGTGGATCAGGTCTTCGAATGCTCTGGTCACACAAACGAGAAAAGGGCATGGACTCTGATCCGTACGTACCATGGTGTGACCTCGATGGAAATAGATTTGATCCAGTGCCAAATGCAACCACATTGAGTCTGTTTGCACTCAGAACAGACAAAGAGTCCAATGATGCGGTCAATGTTGAAATCACGTGTGCACCTCTCGAGCGGTTCATACGCAAAAATCTCAAGGGGCAAGAACTCGCAAACGTCCGTAGAGTGATGCGAAAGGGTTCAGACCGAATCATCGTTCAGACGGATTCAAAATACTGTGAACGAATCCAAGGCGAACACAAATCAAATCACGTATGGTTTGGTATTACACGTGGTCGAATTTGTCAGCTGTGTCACGACGATGAATGTAAAGAGATTAAGTTTGTAGGTCGTGAACATATTCTTTCTCCAAGTATAGTAGAGGAATTACATAGCAATGTTGCTGTGGATAATTCTACTTTTGTGCCTATTCGTGATCTTGTTCCCGACTTTTGGTGGGAAGAAGAATCGGTTCCTCAGAGAGGTGCATCCTTACTCGGGTCTCGACCCTCAAACGTGGGAACTGCTTCAAAAGCATCTGGAACAGTACGAAAACACAAAAGCAAGTCTGGATCAAAGAGCCGCAGGGCTGTATTCAGCGATTGAGGATGTTCGAAATATAGGACTTTCCATTCGACGAGCAGATGACCACGAACATCAGGAAAGACTTGAAGACATTGCATTTCAGATGGGTGTAGAGGGTGAAACGACGTTGTTTGCTCTTGCACAAAAACAAGGGGTTTACTTCTTTCCAAAGTACTTAAACGATTTACCCCCTGAAAATACAGAGCCTGATGTCAACCGAACAGGCGCATCAATCAACGGGCATTTCCCTGACCCCAGAAGTCACGGGCAGTGAGCCTGTGACGCGTACTCGCTCAGGTCGCACGGTCAAGGCTCCAGTACGTTACACACCTCAGGAGGTGTGCGAGGATGATTACGCAGATGATGATTACGACACGGAAGAGTCTGGCAGCGTTTCGTCTGAGGTATCATATGACACGGAGGATATCTCAAGCGAAAGTGATGCGGATGTTGATGGAAATCTGGAAGGTTTTGTAATTGAAGATAAAACTAGCAGTGACTCTGATAGTAATGGATCGGATGTTCGATCCGTCTCCGATGAGACCGACGTTTCCGGTGACCGAGACGAACGGCGACCCGCAGCAGCACCAGCTCGTGGACGAGGTCGAGGACGAGGACGTCCACCATCAGCAGCACGACGCGCGCTCGTACTATGAACCAAGCCCACGTGTATTTCACGCACAGAATCAACAAATTGATATGCTTGAGAAGGTTTCAAAAGAAACTATAATTCTTATATTTGCTGCATTTTTCATTGGGCTGCTTCTGGGGAAATCACTGACTCCGGTGATTCTGAAGCACTGATTCCAGGCTGGTCACCTAAAAATGGAATTGTAGGTGATGTCAAAGAGGGTATGTATTGACCAGAGTCAGGTGCTAGCGCGGAACCTCCAAAAGTATTCCCATTTACGTCAACTCCTTGAATATTCGTTAAAACTTGATTTTCAGGTACGGGCATGAGATTATTTGTTTCAACTGTGGACATGAGATTACTTGTTTCAGGTACGATCATTTCACGATCTTCGTATGCATACATTCGCGCTGACCCTCCATCAGACTCGTTCGGTACAAAATCACCGTATATAACGTTTGATGAAGGATCACCCTGAATAAAGTTCAAAATAGGATTGCCCGCTTGAATCTGGAAATCGAGACCACCCATGTCTTTATATATCTGTGACTGATTGTCAACACGGACGACATTACTCATCGAGTCTATGTAAGGACTGTTATTTGATGTTTCAGCAGTGTTTCCGATATTTTCTGTATACGGGGATTGTGTGTTTTCGTCACGAGGAGGAGCGTACCCCTCCTTGCGTACACTCAGAATGACAATGATTACTATCAGTACAGCAAGTGCCACCCATACCGACCAGTGAACTCCTTTCATTCTATTCTATAGACACATTTTAACCAAGCAGACCAGGTGCTGCTGAACCTGCACCAACTGGCTCGGGTGCAGGACCAGAGTCAATCGTCACTGGAGGCGCTTTGGCGCGCTCCTCCTCCTGCTGAATGCGACGACGCTCAATCTCCTCTGCGATGCGCTCGTCGGCGAGCTTCACCAGCTCGGGCATGTCCTTGTCTGGAAACTCCTTCTTCAGGTCATCGATGAGCTCGGCGGGGTGAGGAATTGGTGGAACGTCGGGCTTGGAGTAATACTTTGAGTTTTCATCGCCTGGCTCAATGAATGGCGTCGATGAACCCTCGATCGGCTTTGCCATCATGTCACGCTTACGTTTCTCGAACATGGCGGCAGCCTGACGCTGATTGTCACGATACTTGGACATAATCTCCTCAAGCTTCTCATTCTGGTAATGAACGTTGTCAATCTGCAGACGATCTGGGGGGATCAGCAGCCACTTGTACATGTCCACGACGTAAATGTCCACGAGGGCATCCTCCTTTTGCAGACGCTTTGCGTGGCTCTCCGCCTCATCCTTTGTGGCAAAGCACCCGCGAATCTTCATACCCACCTGCTCATTCTTCTGTGGCAGGTCAGGACCGACGATGGAAATCAGTGCAAAAAGCTGTCCTGGGACGGTCAAGTAATCCTGCTCGAGAGAACCCATATAAAACTACTGCACACTAAAGTTTTAAGTAACTATGGATGCTCTTCGTAAATACCACAACAATGTGAAGCGTCAACTCATCACAGCGTGGGTCAAACCAAAGTCGTACGTGCTCGATTGTGGATGTGGTCGAGGCGGTGACCTTCACAAATGGAAGGCAGTGCAGGCTCGTGTCGCTGCTATTGACCCAGATGAAGAGTCGCTCAAAGAAGCGGAAAACCGAGCCTTGGATATAGGAATTGGTGTGTGGTTTCTCGGAAAAGGAGACATCCGTCAAGCGGCATTTGCAGGACCGTTTGACGCAGTCTGTTACAACTTTTCAATTCAGTACATCATCGGTGAACATTTCGATCAGAGCGTCAAAGCCATCAAAGTGGCTGTGAAACAGGGAGGGTACCTGCTCGGCATTGCACCAGAAAAGAGCCTCATCCAACAAACC